TTGCTTGACTGCACGAAGTACGTCTGCTTCAGTTGCGCCTTCTGTCAATGCCATAAGCAATAGTTTCTCTTCTTTTACAAGAAACGGTCTAAACTCAACTGGCTTGCCAGTCGAGGGTAATGTCATCTCGTATGTTGGAGTATCAAGTTTTGGTAGTGCCATAGTTTCTTCACCTCAATTATAGTTTATTGGCTTCCCCATGTTTTATATGCGAAAGTCACGTTTAATTTCAAAATTTCATTCTGTGTTGAATGAGACATATCTGTTGATGCAACTGAAATAGGGTATGCATCAAATATAGTACAAGTATATACAACTTCATCTTGTCTGTTGTAAACCTCAATCATTACTTGTTCTTTATAGTTATCATAATATTCCATGTACCCAGTACCTTTATTATGAATTTTATTTTGCCAAGCATCGAAGAACTTCTTAATTCTCATCCCGGAATCGAGTTTGAATGTCATAGAAACATCATCAAAGATACTATTGTAAGGCATCTTCTGAGTGAATCCAGTTCCGAACTTTACATCACTTGTAGCGAATGAACGCCCAGGTAGAGATGCTTGTTCACAGTATGCGCTAAACAATTCACCTGCGCCTCCAATCTTAACCAAGAACCTGTTTCCATAGTTAAAGTCGAATGAGTTTGCCATTCCCTTAAATGCGTCAATACTAGCCGCCATTAGATTGCTCTCCTGCTGTCTGCCCATACTTCACTCTTACCTGCTTTAGCGAATTGCTCGACTGGTAAGAACAAGGCGGAATCCCATTCAGTAGCATTGATATATGCTAGTCTGCTTTTGAGATGTGAATTAAGATATCTCTTCACACACGGCTGGAAGCCTTTGAACTTGGATGCACTTTTCAACATGTCGTATGAAACTTTCATGCGAGTTGTTTCATCAAACTTTTTATTGTTTGATATTGTGTATAGACCATCCATTAGTTTTGCTCTAAGTGTTGGTGGAAGATAGTGTAAGTTAAGACCTAGAAATCCGTCAGAATAGATATCGGTTACAACGACAAGAGGAAATCTATCGTAGTATGGTAGTTGCTTCTTACCCTTTGGGTCATAGAAGAACATGTACATTCCACCGACAACAACTTTGCTTCTAAGTCTGTCTTTATCGGCAACGATACCTTTTCTGTTTGCACGACCAACGCCAGCCGCCTGGTCTCTGTACCAGTTACGGGCTGCCCTTGTCCTAGCGGGAATGTTTCCTGCTCGAATACCTTGTGCTAATAGTTTGTCAAATATGTATGCCATATGACTATTTATACCTTATACTTGGAGTTCTTTTTCGGTTAATATCTGAAATTTCCACTTTCTATCATCACAAAATTCTTTTGCCGCTTCCCATTTTGCTTGATTGACAGCATATGTTTTCACTTCTTTGATGAAACGGGTTGACACACGACCAGAAGGTGTGTTATACTTGTTTTTAATATCGGGCGGTGTGAGTTGTTTCTTAGGTTTGACTTCAATGAGAATGACTTCTGTTCGATTATTCTTATTTCTCACTTTAATCCAAAAGTCGGGATAGTATCTGTGATGACGGTTATCAACAGGTGATATGTAAGGGATAGCAAGTTCTTCACTTCCCCATTCAAGTACGTTTACGTTATTATCGCAGTAGACCATGAATTTTCTTTCCCACAAACTACGATAGATAATCTTCTTTACATCACCAATATACTTTTCTGGATGCTTTGGTGTGTATTTGCCTTTATATGCCATAAGTCTTCAACTCGCCTGTATAAATAGTCAAGAAACATTATTCTTCTAGGAGTATTTATATCGTGCCAAGATTTGGAATCAACGCAAGAGGCTTAGTAACTCAAACAACCCAGAATGCGGTTCGCCGTGGGCTGGCACCATTAAGTGGTGGCAATGGCAGTGAAATTCTTTCATTCGCTTCAGGTAATGCTAGTGGCACTACGCCAGATGGTCAAGCACAAGGACCCATGCTTCATTTTCAAGTAGAAGAACTACAAGAAACTGAATACACAACACAAAGTAATTCTGTCATATCTAGGAATACTGCACCAACTCATGCTATCTCAATCTATCTTCCGAATGAATTGAGTGTTTCATATAGTACACAGTATGAAGAAATGTCAATGGGTGCAGTTCTAGGTGCCGCAGACGAAGGCGCACTTGCTGGTGTAGGAGCGGCGGCTTCTAAACTGATGGACAATGCTGGTCGTATGGTTGGTAGTGCTGTTGGACTAGACGGACTACAAGATTTGAGAAATGCTAATCAAGGTAAAGCATTTAACCCACAAATGGAATTACTTTTCAAAAGTGTAAACTTTAGACAGTTCACTTTTAACTTTAAGTTTCATCCAGCGAACCAAGGTGAAGCAGACCACATACTTAGAATTCAAAAACGATTTAAGTATCACATGCATCCAGAACTTGAGGGTGCATTCTTTAAGTATCCCGATTTGTTCAGTGTAACATATCGTGCAGGTTCTTCTGGTGGTGAAGATTATTATCATAAATTTGGTAAGATGGTTCTGACAGATATGACTATCAACTATGCAGGAACAGGTGTTGCATCACAATTCAAAAACGGCGCACCAGTTGAGACTGACATGTCGTTGACGTTCAAAGAAGTTGAATTCCTTACTAAAGACCGTATTAACCAAGGCTATTAAAAATGTCGAGATTTTTATTTAAGAACTACCCACAAGTTGAATACAATATTAACGGCGATGGTCGTGATATTCAAACTATTCGTAATGTTATGCTTCGTGCAAAGATTAGGGATAGTATCAAAAAGAATGTAGGTACATTCTATGACTACGACATTGCAGAGATGCAAACCCCACAGGAGATTGCCGAAAAAGTTTATGGTGATACTAACCTGTTCTGGATTGTTCTTATGATGAATGATGTTATCGACCCCTATTACGACTTGGGTCTATCTTCAAGACAACTTGAGAATTATGTCAATAAAAAATATCCAGGTCAATCATATAATGTTCAATCATATAGTGGAAACATTCTTGTAAGTTCAACTCTTACTGGACAAACATCTGGTGCTGTTGCTGAAGTATTAGAATGGAATCCAACTCAAAGTAAAATTGTTGTTGCTTTCAGAAGCGGTAAGTTTCAATTAGGTGAAGCATTGATATCTATTAAGGTACACAATGGTGCAGATATTACAGGACAAGTTTTGCTAGGTAATATTACTAAACTGAATAAGTTCTCACTACACCATTATGAAAATGTAGAGACTGGTGAAGTGTTATCACAAGAAGACTATATCGCACTTCCTGTTGCGCAAAAAAGAGAAGTCGATAATTACACATATGAAAATGAAGTCAATGAAAGTAAACGCACTATTAAACTTCTTAGACCTGAATATGTTGAACAGGTTGTAGGTGAAATTGAACGAATTCTGAGAAGGGCGTAAGTATGGCTGATGGCATCCGTCGCCCAGGCGATTATAAACTACATAACCTAGACTTATACGCAACTGAAGACTATGCGGGTCCACCTGTTAGTCTGACAGATATATTTTTAGAGTTTCACGTTTTTGAAGACAGTCAAAAGTCTTTCATGTATGGTCACGTTACAATACAAGACAGTATTGGTTTGTACAGTAAACTTCCCATCTTAGGTGAAGAAACTATTTATATAAAATTTGAAACTCCTGGTACTGACAAACTGATTGAACTTGAGGCTTCAGTATATCGTGTATCTGACAGACAAAGGATTGCAAATAACTCACAGTATTATGTTCTTCACTTTGTTTCAAAAGAATTCATCACTGGATTACAGACGCCAGTATCACGTTCATATAAAGATTTACTACCGAACGAAATCGTTGAGGAGTTTTATGACGAATATGTCAAGTATGAAGACTATCAACTAATACAAGAAAAGCCTATTGAAATTGAAGAGATGACAGAAAAGCAATGGGTTGTCTTTCCTACATGGACACCTGAAAAGTGCTTAAATTATCTTGCAAGTAAATCAGTTTCAGAAGAATATTATGAAGGTGAACCTGTAATCTTCTTTGAAGACAGAAGAGGGTTTCACTTTAGAACAATGCGTCAACTTATTTGGGACGAAGATGTTTCGCCCACAGGTGGTGCTAAAGAAGAGATTTATTATTCAAATCAACCGAGCGGTCCAGGTACGATTGACGAAGGCGCACAAGGGGCTTTGAGAATTTCTCAGTTTCGTGTTGTGTCAAGCACAGATACAGTAGAACGAATGGTCAATGGTTATTATAAGAATAAGACAATCAATGTTGATTGGGAACGACACTTAATACTTGAAAAAGACTATCACATCATTCAGGACTATGAATTAAACCAACGTATTTCAAAACCACAATATGCTTTTGGTACCGAGACGTTTATGAATAATATCAAACGTGATGCACATGTTCGTCTTATTTCTAGTCGTTGGGGACAAAGAGATGACGGCGGAATTGCTGGACTAACTGATGAGACATACGACTTTGATAGATTTGAACATATTTCAAAACGTGTTCACAGAGAATTCAAAGGTATCACTGTTGAAGCAACAGTTCCCGGAAACACAGTTAGAAAGTTATTTGATGTAATCAAAGTTAAGATTTATGAACCAGACGCAACAGCGCAAAATCAACTGGATAAATACTTGAGTGGTGATTACTACATCAATGCAATTCATCATATCTGTACGCCTGCGGCATATGAGCATACGCTTGAAATTGTAAAAGATACATTAGAACAACCATTAGGAAGAGAGTAAAATGCAAACACTATCAGAATGGATTAACGTCCATGAAGCAGAAGACTTAGTAAGTCTTCAAGAAAAACTTATTATGTTTCAGAACGGAAAGCGTTATGGACAGATTGTATTTCTAGCGGGCGGCGCTGGCTCTGGTAAAGGTTTCGCTATTAAGAACTTCATGGAAAAAGATAAGTTCAAAGTCCGTGATGTAGACGAATGGAAATCTGCACTAATCAAGTTAGCAAAAGAAAAGGGTATGAACCCAGAACTTGCTAATCTAAATTTGCGCAATCCAAAAGATGTATTCAAACTTCATACTGTAGTTAAGAAGTTGGGTATTAAAGATAAGACGTTAGACCTAATGCTAACTGACTTGAAAGCCGACAGACTTCCAAACATTATTTTCGATATTACATTGAAAGAGATAACTGATATCAATGACGTTCTTCCTCGTCTAATTGAACTTGGCTATCAACCAGAGAATGTTCATCTAACTTGGGTTCTAACAAACTACCGTGTTGCAGTTAAAAATAACTCCGAGCGTTCTCGTGTTGTTCCAGAAGATATTCTACTTCAGACACATGAAGGCGCTTCTAAGACAATGGCGCAGATTATTAAAGGTCGGGCACCAAGAGGTCTTAACGGAAAGATTGCAGTTATTCTCAACAACCCAGAAAACACAGTATTCTTTGACACACCAAACAATCAAGGTAAACAAGTCATTAAAGACTTCTTGTATGTGACAGTGAAAAAAGAAGGCAAAGGTTTTGAAAAAGAAGATGCAGTTCAGAAGCAAGTATTTGCTTGGATGAAGGATAATATTCCTAAGTCAAAAGAAACAAAAGGTCTGTTCGATTGATAGGACCAGACCCAATTATAATATAAGGAAAGTGATATGAGCAAAGCAGAAACAAAACAAAAGCGCAAAGAGATTCCTGGCGTTACTATGGCTGAACTAATTAAGCGTGGTGAGATGAGTGAATTCGCTCACTTAGAAGAAGCAGAAGTTGAGCAAGAAGAACGTAAAAGTTTTACAGAATGGATGAAGGACTATGGCGAAGAGTAAAACTGACTTTCTTGGTCTTACAGGATTTACCTGGTTCCAAGGAGTAGTTGAAGATAGACAAGACCCACTACAGATTGGTCGAGCCCGTGTACGGTGCATCGGGTGGCATACGTTTGATAGAAGTCTTATTCCTACAAACGAATTGCCT